TCTCCTGCGGGATATCTGCATTGGAGATTTTCGAGAGAGAAAGAAAGCATCGAGAGACAGTGCCGCCGGGGCCCACGTCAGAAGAAAGGTACTCCATTGCGCTTTCGGCAAAGCCGAAAGCTCCATATCCGAACCTTCCTTCTTCGGGCAGGACCCGCTGACGCTGGGCTCCTGTCCGACAGGGACGGGAGATGCGGGGCGCGGCAGAGAAAGGGGAAAGTACGATGGGGATAAAGACGGCGTGGTATATACGGACCTACAGGTGCGACAACGGGATTGAGTACAAGACAAAGTTTCCGGTGCGGGAGACGGAGACGCTCAGAAGAAATTACAGCAAAATGCGCACCGCGGTCAGGCGGGCGGAGAAGGGAGCGACTGAGGCCCGCACGGAGCTGGGGCGGCTGCTCAACTGCAATTTCACGGTGGGGCGGGATATGTGCATGGGAATGGATTTCTCCGACGAGGCGCTGGCGGAGCTTGAGCGCCGGGCCGGAAGCGGGGACAGGGACGCGCTGTACATGGCGGCCTGCGCTTTCATGTCGGAGCGGTACATAAAGAGGCTGCACCGGGCCTGCGCGAAGGCGGGCGTGGAGCTGCGCTATGCCTTCGTTGTGTCGGACATGGACGGGGCGGCGGGTCAGGCCGTGCGCGTGCATGTGCACATGGTCATAAACTCCGAGGCGGCGGAGGCGGCAAGGGAGAAATGGCACGAGGGCGGAGTATGGGCAAGGGAGCTTTACAGCCACCACCACGGGGACTTGCAGGAGCTGGCCGACTACATGATAAGCCAGGTGAGGTATTTTCCCAACGCGAAGCGGTTTCGTGGGAGCAGGAATCTGAAAAAGGCCGTCGCGGGCAGGCCGGTGAAGGCCAGGACGGGAGAGGCGGAGCTTGCGGTGCCGGGCGGCTGCGTGAAGATATACCGGAGCGAGTATCACGCGGGCAGGCCGCAGCAGATACGGTATTGGCGGCCGCCGGAAATGCGGGGAGGGAAAAAGACATGGGAAGCGGAAGAAGATGGGCCTGTCCGTTTTTCAGGACGGACAGGGAGCGGGGGCTGAAGTGCGAGGCGGGAGGGCTGAGCTTTGCCGACGCGCAGACATGGAGGGAATACACGCGGCAGTACTGCGCCGCGGCGCAGGGCTGGCGCGGCTGCACCCTGGCGCGGGCGCTGCTGCGCCAATATGAAAGGCAGGAGGACGGAAAATGAAAAGGAAGGCACAGGAGGAGCTTGAGCAGGCGCGGCACGAGCTGGGGCGCTGGCAGAAGAAGGCGGCGGAGCAGCAGAGGGAGCTGAAGGAGCTGCGCGCGGGCTTCAGGGAGCTGGAGGAGCTGACGCGGGCGGTGCTGGTGCAGGCGGCGCTCAGCTGCGGAGAGAGGACGGAAAACGGCGGCGCGGTTCTGACGCTGCCGCGGGTGGCGGTGGGCAGCCTGCGGCGCTATGAGCTCAGGACGCGGCGGGAGCAGGGGGGCTATGGCTATGTTCTTGAGGTCAGGAAAAGGGAAAAATGAGCGCTTCGCGCACCGGCGGGCGCGCGCACGCGCGCGAAGAGGATGCCGCGGCGAAAATGAGCGCTTTGAGCGCCTCGCGCGCATCGCGCGCCCACGCGAGGGGGAGCGGCGCTCACGAAGGGAGATGACGGGCGGCGGTGGGAAGGACGAAATATGAGACGCTGGTGCTGCCGAGGACGGAGAAGATAGCGCTGTGGGCGCGGCGGGGAGCGACGGAAAAGGAGATCGCGAAAAAGCTGCGTCTGGGCTACTCGACCTGGCGGCGCTATCTGGACGAGGCGGAGAGCGAGCGCGCCGCGGCGGAGCTGGCGGGGCAGGAGTATACGGGGCGGTACGCTCCGCTGCTGCGGGCGCTGGCCGGAGCGAGGGAGGCGGCGGACGACGAGGTGGAGGCGGCGCTGCACCGCAGGGCCTGCGGCGGGGAGTATGAGGAGCGGGTATACGAGCTCAGGCCCGACCCCGAGACGGGACAGCGGCAGGAGGTGTGCGTGCGCCGGGTGGTAAGGCAGCTTCCGCCGGACGGGGACAGCGCGAAGTTCTGGCTGGCCAACCGCCGGAGCGCACGCTGGGCCTTCCGGCCGCGGGAGGCCGACGGCACGGAGCAGGCCGGCGGCGTCGTGGAGCTGCCGGCGGTCATGCCGGAGCCGGAGAACGGGGCGGACGCGGCATCCGGCGGAGGGGAGCGAGAGGAATGAGCGGCGCCGTATGGACGCCGCAGCCGAAGCAGGCGCTGTTCATGTCGCGGTTTGAGGACGAGGCGCTTTACGGCGGAGCGGCGGGGGGAGGAAAGAGCGACGCGCTGGTGATAGAGGCGCTGCGTCAGGTGAGCATACCCCACTACAAGGCGCTTATACTGCGAAAGACCTTTCCGCAGCTGACCGAGCTTATAGACAAGACGCATATCTATTACCGGCGGGCCTTTCCGCGGGCAAGGTACAACGGCGGCAGCCACACATGGACCTTTCCCTCGGGGGCGAAGATCGTATTCGGCTCCATGCAGCACAGCCGCGACCGCTTTCAGTATCAGGGGCAGGCCTATGACTTCATCGCCTTCGACGAGCTGACGCACTTCGCCTGGGACGAGTACAGCTATCTGTTCTCGCGAAACCGCCCCAACGGGCCGGGGACGAGGGTATACATAAGGGCAACGACCAACCCCGGGGGACTGGGGCACGGCTGGGTGAAGGAGCGGTTTGTCACGGCGCAGAAGCCCATGACCACGATATGGAGCGACGCGGAGGTCGTTTTTCCGGACGGGCACAGCGAAAAGCGGCGGAAAAGCCGTATTTTTGTGCCCTCGTCCGTTTTCGACAATCCGGCGCTGCTGAAAAACGACCCGGACTACGTTACGCGGCTGGCCTCCATGCCGGAGGCGGAGCGGCGCGCGTTGCTTTACGGCGACTGGAACAGCTTTACGGGGCAGGTGTTCACCGAGTGGCGCAACGATCCAGAGCGCTACGGCGACAGGCGCGGCACGCACGTTATAGACCCCTTCCGCGTTCCGGATACATGGCGGGTGTGGTGCTCGCTGGACTGGGGCTACGCAAAGCCCTTTTCCGTGGGCTGGTACGCCGTGGACCACGAGCGCAGGCTGTACAGGATACGGGAGTATTACGGCTGCACGGGAGAGCCGGACACGGGCGTGAGGCTCGAGCCGGCGGAGGCGGCAAGGCAGATAAAACGCATAGAGCGGGAGGACGTCAACCTCTCGGGCCGGAAAATCCAGCGCGTGGGCGATCCCGCGATCTGGGGCAGCGACGGAACGGAGAGCATAGGCGCGCTTTTTGAGCGGGAGCGGATATACTTCGAGCGCGGGGACAACGCGCGGATTGACGGGAAAATGCAGGTGCACCACCGGCTGGCCTTTGACGGGCAGGGCGTGCCGATGCTGTATGTGTTTTCCACGTGCAGGCACTTCATACGCACGCTGCCGGCGCTGGTTTACGACCAGAGGGACGTCGAGGACGTGGACACGGCGGGGGAGGACCACATATACGACGAGCTGCGCTATGTGTGCATGAAAAACCCCATAGCTCCCGCGCCGCGGGCGGAAAGGCCGCTGAGGGAGTACAGCCCGCTGGACACGGATACACCCGTGCGGTACGACAGGTACGATTTTTTCAGGAAATACTGAAAACATTCGAAAAAGCGGCTTGAGCCGCTTCTTCGAGAGGGAATCGCTGCGCTTCGCGCCTCGGTCGTCCGCCGCCAGCGGCGGCGGCGAAACTCTGCGAGGCTGCGGGGCTTTTTGGACGGGAAAAACAAAAAAACTTACAGGAGGTCAGAAATGGACGAAATGTTTGTAAAAAGCGGCAGGGCAGCGGTGAGCTCCGGCGCGGGCGGAGAGGCGGGAAACGAGCGCGGCGGCCTGCGGAGGGGCGTCGGGCGCGAGGAGGTGGCTGCGGCGGCGCAGACGCTGGCCCGCTACAAGCAGGGCAAGGAAAATCTGGAGCAGCGGATCGTGCAGGACGAGCTGTGGTGGGAGCTGCGGCACTGGGAGGCCATAGGGAAGGACGCCCGGCACGAGCAGGTCAGGCCCACGAGCGCGTGGCTTTTCAACGCCATACTCAACAAGCACGCCGACGCCATGGACAACTTTCCCGAGCCGGTGGTGCTGCCGCGGGAGCGGAGCGACGAGGAAAGCGCCGCGACGCTCTCCGAGGTGCTGCCGGTGATACTGGAGAACTGCGGCTATGAGCAGACCTATGCGGACAACTGGTGGGAGAAGCTCAAGCACGGCACGGCGGCCTACGGCGTTTTCTGGAACAGCGAGAGGGAAAACGGCCTGGGCGACGTGGACATACGCAGGATAGACCTGCTGAAGCTGTTCTGGGAGCCGGGGGTGACGGATATTCAGGATTCGCGCAGCCTGTTCATCGTGGAGCTGGCGGACGAGGACGCGCTCGAGCGGCAGTACCCCGAGCACAGGGGGCGGCTGCGCGGCAACGCGGTGGACGTCAAGCAGTACGTCTACGACGAGTCCATAGATCTCAGCGGCAAGAGCGTTGTGGTGGACTGGTACTACAAGCTGCGCGGCGAAGGGGGGAGCACCGTGCTGCACTACGCGAAATTCGTCGGTCAGGAGCTGCTTTACGCCAGCGAGAACGACCCGAGATACGCGGACAGGGGCTTTTACGACCACGGGCTTTATCCCGTGGTGCTCGACGTGCTGTTTCCGGAGAAGGGCACGCCCTGCGGCTTCGGCTATGTGGCCGTGTGCAGGGACCCGCAGCTGTACATAGACAGGCTGTCGGGAAACATACTTGAGTGCAGCATGATGAACACGAAAAAACGCTTCTTCGCCTCGACAAACACGAACATAAACAGGGAGCAGTTTCTGGACTGGAACGAGCCGATAGTGGATGTGGAGGGCGAGCTGGACGACCGGCGGCTGCGGGAGATAGTCTGCCAGCCGCTGGACGGGATATACGTCAACGTCGTGCAGATGAAGATAGAGGAGATGAAGGACACGGCGGGCAACAGGGACGTAAACAGCGGAGGCACGGGCTCGGGCGTGACGGCGGCCAGCGCCATAGCGGCATTGCAGGAGGCGGGCAACAAGACAAGCCGCGACATGATCTCCGGCTCATACCGGGCGCACACGCGCATAGCCTCGCTGTGCATAGAGCTGATACGGCAGTTTTACGACGAGCAGCGCACCTTCCGCATAACGGGCGCGGGAAGCGGGGAGTACAGCTTCGTGCAGCTGGGGGGCGCGCAGCTTCGGGAGCAGCCGGCGGGGCCCAGCGCGGAGGGAGGGCTGCTTTACCGGCGGCCGGTGTTCGACCTGAAGGTGAGGGCGCAGAAGAAAAACCCCTTTTCCCGCATGGAGCAGAACGAGCGGGCAAAGGAGCTTTACGGCCTTGGCTTTTTCAACCCCGAGCGGGCTCAGGAGGCGCTGGCCGCGCTGGAGATGATGGACTTCGAGGGCATAGACAAGGTCAGGGAGCAGGCGCGGCAGGGCCAGACGCTGCTGAGGATATGTCAGGAGCTGACAATGAAGCTGGAGCAGTGTACGCAGACAATAGCCGCGCTGACCGGAGCGGCGCCGGCTCAGGGAGCGGCTCCGGAGCCGGAGGCTCAGGGAAACGGGCGCGCCTCGTCCGGACGCGGCGCGGCGGCGCGGGCCGTGGACGCGCACAGGCCGAGGGAGGGCTACGCCCAGGCGCTGGCGCGGCGCAGCGTGCCGGACATGGAGGCGGGCAATGACGCGCGTTGAGCTTACGCGGCGGGGAGACGTTTACCGCGTGTACTGCTCGGGGCACGCCGCGGGCTCGCCGGAGATATGCGCGGCGGTGAGCTGCCTTGTATACTCGCTGGCGGGCTGGACGCGTCTTGCTCCGGTGCGGCGGCTGCGGGAGCGGCTTGAGTCCGGGGAGGCGGAGCTGGTTTTCCACGCGCGGGAGTGTCCGGCCGAGGCGCGGGGAGCCTTTGAGCTGGTGCGCGCGGGCTTTATGCAGCTGGAGAGTCTTGAGCCGGAGATGATAAGCGTCAGGGAAGCTTACGAATAAGAACCTGTATTCATAAGCGAAAACGTTGACTGGGCGAGGAATTTTTTCGCAAGGCGAAGATAAATTTTTTATAAATACTTTGTGTATTTCAAGAAAATTTAGCGAAGCATGGCGGAAAAAGGCCCGTCCAGGCGGCGTTGGCGCTTGTGAATACAGGTTCTAAGGGCGGGCGCAAGGGTGTTTCGCCCTCGTGGGAAAAGAAGGCAAAAGCACGCAAGGAGAAGGGACCCTTCCGAAACGTCAGAAGAAAGGTACTCCATTGCGCTTTCGGCAAAGCCGAAAGCTCCATATCCGAACCTTCCTTCTTCCTCCGTCGCAGCGAGCCCGCTATGCTGGGCTTCGCCGCGAAAAACGAGAGGACATTTCCCCTCTCCTTGACCTCTCCACCTGCAACGGCCAAAGGGGGACGCCGCATCCGTAAAGCGGCAGAGCCGCTAACGGCTGCGCAGTGGATTTCCCCGGGGAGCGCGTGTCCAAATGCAAGCGGAGCCTTACGGGAAGCGTTCCCGTGGGTGCTGCACTGACCATATCTGCGCAGGAGCGGCAGCGGCAAGCTGTGCTGGCACTGTAGACGGGCATCACCGGCAGAGCGCCAACGGCGGCGCTTGACGAGGGGCAGGGGGGGATTCTTAAGGGGGCGGGGGACGCCTCCCCCGCCCCCTTAAGCGCGGCTTTGCCTTCTTTCCCCGCGTAGAGAAAGAAGGTCGCTCCCGCAGGAGCGAAACACCCATAGGTGTGAAGCAAAAAAGGAAAAGAGTATTTCTGAAACGCAAAAAATTGTTTAAAAATGGGGGTGAAAAGGGCGAAAAGGCGTGTTATGGTAGAGGGAGAAGGCCCCGCGGGGGCCCGCCGCACGGGGGCGATACACCCGCGAAAAGACGCCGCACGGGGGCGTTATCCCGCGAAGGAGGAGCAGCATAATGGCGAAATACACAGCGGCGGAAAAGGGCGCGGACATGCCGGGACAGCTGCCCGGAATGATCCTGACGCTTTTTGACGGCGGCACGGCAGCCGGACAGGGCGAGGCACAGGCGGCAGGCTCCGGAAACGCCCGTCGGAGCGGCGGCGTTCAGGCTCAGGACGCCGGAAAGACGCGCGGGAGCGGCGCGCCGGAGAAGATAATTTACGGCAGGCAGGAGCAGACAGATGCAGACGGCGCGGGAGACGCGCAGGAGCAGGCCGGGGAGGCCCGTGAGAGGGACGGCGCGCGGGAGGGCAGGAAAACGCCCGAGGAGCGGCGCAGGGCCTTCCACGAGCTTATAAACGGCGAGTTCAAGGACCTTTACACGGAGCAGACGCAGAGCATGATAGACCGGCGCTTCCGGCAGGCAAAGGAGCTGGAGGCGGCGCACGCGCGCACACAGCCGGTGATAGACATGCTCATGGAGCGCTACGGGATAAGCAGCGGCGACGTCGGCGAGCTTGAGCGCGCGCTGGAAAGCGACGACGCCTATTGGAGAGAGGCCGCCGAGGCCGAGGGCATGAGCCCGGAGCAGTTCAGGCGCTTTCATAAGCTGCAGAGGGAAAACCGGCGGCTTGAAAGACAGGCAAGAGACGCCCTGGGCAGGGAGCGGGCGCAGCGCCAGCTTGACGACTGGTACGCCCAGGCGCAGACCGTGAAGGAGAAATACGCCGGCTTCGACCTGGCAAGGGAGGCGGCGGACCCGCAGTTCGTGGCCCTGCTGAGATCCGGAGTGCCAATGGAGCACGCCTGGAAGGTGATGCACATGGACGAGATCGTAAGCGACGCCATGCGCACAAGCGCTCAGCAGGCCGAGCGCGCGGTCGTGAGCAGCGTGCGCGCCAGAGGCGCCAGGCCAAGAGAAAACGGCGCGAGCGCCGGCAGCGCCTTTACGGTCAGGGACGACGTTTCAAGACTTACGCGCGCGGACCGCGCGGAGATTGCAAGGAGAGTTCAAAAGGGTGAGAAAATAGTGTTCTGAGCTCTCCGGAAGGGAGAAAAATGAAGAATATTAAAAACCGTTACACTTTGCCTGATATGCGCCTGACGCTGTTTGACGCGGCGCAGACGAACAAAACCACGGACAGCACGGCCGGCAACGACCTGTCGGGGGAGATGAAAACCTTCTACTCCGACTACCTGATAGACATGGCCGAGCCTGAGCTGGTGCATGAGCAGTTCGGGCAGAAGCACCCCATACCCGCCAACGGCGGCAAGACGATAGAATTCCGCAAATACGACCCGCTGCCCAAGGCGCTGACGCCGCTGGACGAGGGCGTGACGCCCAAGGGCCAGAAGCTGAACATGGGCGTTATCACGGCGACCGTGCAGCAGTACGGCGGCTTCGTGGAGCTGAGCGACATACTGCTGCTGACCGCCATAGACAACAACCTCATGCAGGCGACAAGGCTGCTGGGCTCCCAGGCGGGGCGCACGCTGGACACCATCACGCGCGAGGTGCTCAACGGCGGGACAAACGTGCAGTACGGCGAAGGGCGCGTGAGCTCGCGCTCCGCGCTGGCGGGAGGCAAGGCCTCGGGCAACGATTACCTGACCGTCGACGCGGTGCGCCGTGCGGTGCGCTACCTCAAGGTTATGAACGCGCCGAGGATAAACGGCTATTACGTCGGAATAGTGCATCCCGACTGCTCCTACGACCTGATGAGCGACCCGAAGTGGGTCAACGTGAAAACCTACTCCGACCCCGAGGGCATCTATGAGGGAGAGATCGGGCGCATTGAGGGCGTGAGGTTCGTCGAGACCAGCGAGGCGAAGGTCTGGGAAGGAGAAGGCGCGGAGGGCAGGGACGTGTATTCCACGCTCATACTCGGGGCAGACGCCTACGGCGTGACCGAGGTGAGCGGCGGCGGGCTGACGCACATCGTCAAGCAGCTCGGCTCCGCCGGCACGGCCGACCCCCTCAACCAGAGGGCAACAGCGGGCTGGAAGGCGACCAGGGCGGCGGAGAGGCTTGTCGAGCCGTACATGGTGAGAATCGAGACGACGAGCACCTTCACGGGCTCGTGAGGAAAAAGGAGGTAAGCGCCAATGGCGAAGGGAAACACAGCGGGCGCCGAGCCCGCACAGGACACGGAAGCCGTGCAGGGCATGGAGCAGGCGAGCGGCGGGCAGCAGGCGGAGAACTCGGCTGAGCCGACCGCGCGGCAGGACGAGGAGACGGTGCACCTGTTCAGGGACAGCGGACGCTACAAGGACGACGTTTTTGTGGCGGTGAACGGGCACAGCGTGCTTATAAAGCGCGGGGAGACGGTCAGGGTCAGGCGCATGTTTGCCGAGGTGCTCGAGCGCAGCATGAAGCAGGACGCGCAGACCGCGCAGATGATGGAGCGGGAGAGCGCGGACTTCCGGCGCAGGGCGGAGCAGCTCAATATATGAGGGGCCAGGCGGCCTGAAAACAGGATACGACCGCGAACACATTAAGCGGCCGCGACACGGCGCGGCGGGCGGCGGAGGGGCGCAGAAAAGCCCTCCACGGCCTGCCGCGCCGCTTTTTATGGAAGGGGGCCGGACGATGGGCAAAAGATACGTGCCCTGCGAGGTGCGAAACGAATATGTGCAGGGCGCGGGAGCCGTGATAGGCGCAGAGGGCAGCCACGACGACGTATACCTGCGCATGAGCTTCGGCGAGATGTGGGAGGACTTGGCCAAATATGTGACCTTCCGCGACGCGCTGGGGGAAAACCCCACGGTGGCGGTGCTCACGCCGCACACGGCGCGGGACGGGCAGGGCTGCGTTTACGACGTGCCGGTGCCGGCGGCGGCCAAGGCAAGACAGGGGCGCATGACGGCGACGGTGAGCGGCTACACGCTCAGGGCCGACGGCACGCAGGAGGACACGGCCACGAGAACGGCGACGGCATTTTTCCGCGTGCTGCCCTCGGAGTGGTCGCTGGCCGAGGACGGGAGCATAACGCCGACCATAGCCCAGCAGCTGCTGGCGGAGATTGAGGCGCAGAAGAAGGACATACTCGACGCGCGCGCCGCGGCGGCCGAGGCCGAGGCCTGGGCCGTGGGGCAGGTCGGGGGCGAGGACGTTCCCGAGCGGGCCGTGCAGCACGAAAACAACGCGAAATACTACGCCGTGGAGGCGAGCAGGGCCGCCCAGAGCGCCGCGGACACGCTCCGCGAGGCGCAGGGCGCGGCGGAGCGGGCGGAGAAGGCGGCGGACACCGCGGCGGCAGAGGCCGCGCGGGAGGCGGAAAGGGCCCTGAAGGAGGCTGTGGACGAGGCTGTAGGCTCGGGCGGGCTCAGAGGCCCGCAGGGCGAGACAGGACCGCAGGGGCCGCGCGGAGAGAAGGGCGACGACGGCGTTATTGTGGACCTGAAAAGCGGCATTTTCGCAATGACAGTCAATGACGACGGGCACCTGCTGGCGCTGGTAAACGACGAACAGACGCCGCCGGACATGGAAATTGACGCCGCGGGGCACCTGATACTAAATTTCAATTAAATATTTAATTGAAATTTCCGCGTGCTGCGCACGCTCACGCCGCATACAGCGCGGCGTGCCGTCTCATAAAAATCCAGCGCGCCTACGGCACTATAAAAAGCTTTTCAAGCTTTTTAATGGATTTTAGTATGATATACAACATCAAATGAAGGGGGATAAGGAAAATGGCAAATTCTCTGGACCTTGGAAAGGTAATGGGATCGAGGATACACAGCGTTACGGGGACGCCGGACCCGTCGCTGGGGCTGGAAAACGACTGGGCGCTGGACACCGGCAGCGGGGCGGTATGGGAAAAAACGGCCGCGGGCTGGGAGGCACGGGGCAGCTTCAGGGGCGAAAAGGGAGAAACAGGCCCACAGGGACCGGCCGGACCGGCGGGAGCCGCGGGGCAGACTCCGGCGCTGAGCATAGACGCCGGCGGGCACCTTATCGCCACGTTTGAGTGAGGGAGCGGGTCATGGGGATAAAAACGGTTGATTTGGGCCGCGTCGTCGGCCCTCCGGGCGCGAAGGGAGATAAAGGAGACACGGGCGCGACAGGTCCGCAGGGGCCGGCGGGGGCAAAAGGGGCGACGGGACCTGCCGGCGCGGCGGCAGGGTTCGGCACTGTCACGGCGACGGTGGACGCGAACGTGGGCACGCCGTCGGTGACGGTGACAACAGGGGGGACAAACGCGGCGAAAACCTTCGCGTTTGCCTTTAAAAACCTCAAGGGAGCCACGGGCGCGACGGGACCGCAGGGACCCAGGGGAGCCACGGGCGCGACAGGTCCGCAGGGGCCGCAGGGGCCGGCGGGACCCGCGGCGACCGGCGGCCTGAAAATGGAAACGGGCACGGCTACGGGATGCACAATAGCCTTGCAGAATGTACCTAAGATTGTGTTCATAAATGGGTACTACAACAAGAGAGGGAGCACCACCACCAGATACAGCGTCAGCGGCTGGCTGATTCCGAACGGATATTCATTCATCACAGGACAATATAAGTATTTATCTGATTCTACACAGATTAATACTTGGTACATGCTGGTATACAGTTCCTTCAGCAACGGTAAGCTGACCTGGGCGGCTGATGGATACAACATACACGCGGATTATGACAGCAGCAAAAGTACGGCCGCAAGGACATCGGTGAACGTAGGCAATGAGCCGGACAGTAGAATTTTGGGGTCTAACGGGGTGGACTACATCAGCCTGTATTAACGAAGGGGGAAAAGACATGCACATAATTGCAAAGACGCCAAATCCGGATGGGCTGTATGTCAGCCAGAAATCGGATGACCTCAGACAGCTGCCCGAGGGCTATGCGCTGATACCGGAGGGGATGGAGCTGCCGGATACGTTTCCGTATGTGAACGTGACTGTTGAGGGGAACGTGGTGACCTCGATGACCGCGGGAACGGTTCCGGAGGAAAAACCGAAAGAATATGGGCCGTCAGCGCAGGAGCAGCTGCGCGCGGACGTGGACTTTATCGCGGCGATGACGGGGGTGAGGTTGTGAGCGTGTTTGAGATGGCGAAGCGGTACTATCCCCGTCTGTGGGA